CACTCGTGTGAAGCAGCTTGCGCCAAAGCGATTCAACTTCATTGCTGACGACAGCGTCACGGTTGATGGCTTCCTTGCACACGAGGCGCAGACTGTTGTCCCAGAGGCTGTCACCGGCACACACAACGAGGTGGACGCTGACGGCAACCCTGTCTATCAGGGCATCGACCAGTCAAAGCTGGTGCCTCTATTGACCGCAGCCCTGAAGGAAAGCATTGCCAAGATTGAAACACTGGAAGCCAAGGTCACGGCACTGGAGAACGCATAATGTCTAGAGCAAGAGATTTCGCTGACCTCGCCGGGGCGGCTGATGCTGGTGGCATTACCGGCAGAAATATGGTGGTCAACGGTGCGATGACTATAAGCCAGCGCGGGACGGATTTTAATGATGTTTCCAATGGCACATACACTATTGACCGTTTTAAGTTGGGCAAAAACAACACTGACAATGCTGTAATCAATATTGACCAAGTGACAACAAGCCCAGATGGCTTTTCAAACTCTCTCAAAATATCTGTCGGCACAGCCGAATCCGCACTTGCTGCTGATGAAAGCCTACTTTTGCAACATCTTATTGAAGCGCAAAACTTGCAACATTTGCAAAACGGCTCGTCTGGCGCACAATCTGTAACACTTTCATTTTGGGTTAGGTCTGACAAAACCGGAACTTACACGGCGGCAATACGGAAACCCGACAACACCGACCGAAATCAGTCAAAGGAATATACCATTTCTGCGGCAGATACTTGGGAACACAAATCACTTACATTCAGTGGCGACACAAGCGGCGGTGGCATTGCTAACGACAATGGTGCTGGATTCTTCTGTGACTGGTGGCTTGCCGGTGGCAGTAACTTTACTGGCGGCACAATGGATACTTGGGCAAACACTGCTACTCAACGGCTCTCTACAAACCAAGTGAACTTAATGGACGGAACTAAAGACTTTGGCTAGGTGTATGCGCTATTATGAAAAGGGTTATGATTACGACACTGCACCCGGCACAGTAGCAGCATATCCCGGCAATATTGCACTGAGTGTGAGGGGACAAGATGAAGAGACCAGCGGTCAAAGGTATTTTACGCACAATCTCAAATGTGAAAAAAGGGCTGACCCCACAAATACTTATTACGATGATGCGGGTAACTCTGGCAAGGTTACAACATTTGACAGCGGCGGCACCCCTACCAACAACGTCAGTATAGGTCTGGTCGTCACGATGCGTAGCAGAATTGGCTGTGGCCCCGGAAATTCAGCTATTTGGGGTCATAACTTTTATTACGAAAGCGATGCGGAGTTGTAGACATGAATGAACTGAACATTACAGCCGCAAAATATCTTGCGAACAACGGCCAAAACACAGCCATTGAGTTCACAGTCGATGGCAAAACTATGCACGTCAGCGTTGGGGCTACCGGCAACCGCCACTACGACGAAATCCAGCGACAGGTCGCAGCCGGTACGCTGACCATTGCGGATGCTGACTGATGAGCAAGCCAACCGTCACATCTGTTCAAGCACAGGTGGACACGCATGAGGCTGTCTGCGCTGAGCGGTGGAAGGAAACCATCCTGCGGATCAAGCGCATTGAGACAATTATGATCGGCACCGCCGGCACAACCATTGTCCTGCTTGTAGGCGTCCTGCTAGGGCAGTGATCCACGCTTTTCTGCTGTTCGTCTTCATTATGGAAGATGGATCGGCAGGCAAGCGTCTTGTTTCAAACGATCTTTATTTCCGCAGTGTTGATGACTGCACTTACTTTGCTCGTGCGCTGCACAGGCAAGGTGGGCAGATCACGGCGTATTGCCTGCCCAAGCTCATAGATCCAGACAAAGTGAAGGTGTACTGATGCTCGACCCAGTCACCATCGGCACGGCTGTCCAAGTGGCGACCGGGGCCTTCAAGGTGCTGCAAAAAGGTTTTGCGGCGGGGCGTGAGCTAGAACAGATGACCCAGGATCTGTCACGCTGGATGTCTGCTGTCTCGGATGTCGATCACCTGGAGAAAAGCGCCAAGAACCCCAGTCTGTTCCTCAAGCTCACCAAGGGAAAAAGTATTGAATCACTCGCTCTCGAAGCGTTCACGGCCAAGAAGACTTTAGAGGATCAACGATACCAGCTCAAAATGGCGATCCAGCTCACGCGCGGCGTGGCAGCGTGGAACGAGCTGATCGCCCTGGAGGGCAGGATCCGCAAACAGCGTCAGGAAGCCATCTACGCAGCTCAGCAGCGCCGTCAGAAGATCATTGAGTACATTGCCTGGACAGTCGTGATCGGGGCTGGCTTGGCCACCCTGACAGGCTTCGTGCTGCTACTGAAGGCGCACACCGCCCAAGCCAATGACTGGGCAAACGACATGACAACGTGCCGCTTGGTCAAGTGCATCAAGCTCGACAAGCAGCAAGAGGCTTGCGTCTACAGAGGTGCCCACAACACCCAAGAGACGCTGTTCTTCGACTACGGCGAATGGAAGCCGCGTGAGTATCTGTGTCAGTGGGAGGTGGATCAGCCGCCGCCACCCAACGTCTATGACGTACTCAAAGCCATAAAGGAGAGCCAGTAATGAACCGTCTGATCTTTGGCGCTGATGACTACCTCAAGCGCTGGGCGGCTCAACGTATTGGCATTGACGGATTCGGCCCTAGCGCGGCCATCGGGGTGCAGCGTGACGGCGAAATTATCGCGGCCTGCGTGTACCACGACTATCGAGATGGGCAGATCGAGGCGTCAATAGCTGCTTCCTCCGGGCGATGGGCAAATCGGTCTGTCCTGTTTGGCTTGTTTGCGTATCCGTTCATTCAGGTGGGTGCCAAGCGCCTGCTGGTGACGTGCAGCGAGGCCAATGACAAGGCGATGAAGATGAACCGGCAGCTCGGCTTTGTAGAGGAGGGCCGGCTGCGGAAGATGTTCGGCAAGCATGACGCAGTGCTTTTCGGAATGTTGAAACAAGAATGTAAGTGGATCGGAGTAACAGATGGGCAAGAGCGCACCTACACCACCGCCAGCGCCTGATCCTAATGAGCTGATTTCAGCTCAGGCAGACGCCAACCGGATCACGCAGTTCACACCTTACGGCAATCTGCTGTTCGGGTATGTCGGTGACCAGGGGCAGTTTGTGCAGGGGCAAGCGCCGGAAGACAGCGATTTCCAGTCCGCAGCCTTTACCCAAGAGACGCCGTTCCAGGCACAGCTCCGTGCCGCCACAGAAGGCACTGGCTTGGGGCTTGGCAATCTGGCGTTTGAGCGAGTGACCGGTCAGACCGTTATCGGTCAGAACCCTGATGGCTCACCTGTCTTTGCGGATGACCCTGATTTCCAGAACCCTTTCCGCACTTCGCCCACACTGTCTGGCATCAGCGCCGCGCAAGAGATTGATCCAACAACTGGCTTGCAGGCGTTTCAGCAGAACATCAGCGCCGATGCAGCCCTGCCGTCTACACTCGACACAAGCGGCCTGACAGCCCTCACAAGCGATCCAGAGGGCTTCCGTACCAATGTTGAACAAACGCTGTTTAACAGGCAGCTCGGACTGTTGCAGCCAGAGTTCACACGCCAGCGCAACAGCCTGGAACAGAACCTGGCAGACCGTGGCATCCCGATCACGTCTGAAGCATATGACAGCGCTATTGGGCGGCTTGAGACACAGCAGAACGAACAACTGCAGCGTCTCGCACAGCAGGCCACGCTGGCAGCGGGTCAGGAATCTGATCGCTTGGTCAACCAGGCACGCAACATACGCGCTCAGCAGTTTGGTGAGCGGGCCGCAACTGGTGAGTTCGGCCTAGCGCGTCAGGGCCAGGCGTTCAGCCAGGCGGCAGCTAACACCCAGCTCCAAAACGCTGCACGCCAGCAGCAAGTGGCTGACCAGCTCCTGAGCAACCAGGTCGCTAATCAGAGCCGCAACCGGCAGATCGCTGAGCGGCAAGCGCTTCGCAGCCAAGGCTTCAATGAGCTGGCAGCGTTGCTCGGTGGCCCGCAAGTGCAGCAGGGCAGCTTCTTTGCGCCTGGTTCTGTTGATGTCATGGGTGCTTACGGCGCTCAGTCTGCGGCGCAGGCTAATGCTTACAACCAGGCGATGCAGAACCGTGCTGCAAACCTTGGCGGGTTGTTCGGTTTGGCCGGCAACCTGGGTGCGGCTTACTTGTTGGGATAGAGGTACACAATGGCACTTAGACCACGCGCAATGCCCACGTTTGGCTTCCAGCGGCTGAACCCTGCCTATCAGTCAGATCCGCGCCGTATCATGGGCCAGGCACTCGCTCAGCAGGGTGCAAGCTCGGCACCTGTTAGGACGCCTCTACAGGGGCTTGGCAGGCTGTCTAGCGCACTTGTTGGGGCATACCTTCAGCGCAATGCTCTGGACGCTCAGGCGCAGCGTGAGGCGCAGGCTACAGAGGCACTTCAGGGTGCGCTGCCACAGAACCTAACGCCGGGCATGGCGGCTTTGTTTGCAGCAAACCCAGGCGCTGCAGAACAGGCTTTGATGACTGCCTTCCTGCAGCCGACAACAACATCTCAGATTGTTGACCAGAACGGATTGAAGGCGATTGAGACGACCACGACCAATCCAATCACTAGAGGTACGACGACCCAGCTCAGCAATCTTGTGCAACCGAGGGCGCAGCCAAAACAAGATTTTGTGACCTTGGTTGATCCAAAAGACCCAGCCAAAATTCAAACACTGCCCCTTGGTGATCCGAAAATCACAACACTAATCAGCCAGGGTTACGTCGAAAGGCAGGGCGCTGGCACCAACGTCACCGTAAATCCCAACGTCGCAATCGAGGCGGGGGAGACAAAGTTTGCAGAGGGCATGGCGTCAGCGCAGATCAAGTCGCTGGAAAAGATATCAGAAGACGCCTCAACGGCTGGTGAAAACGCAGATGTCATCAATCAAATACTTGAAATTTACAACCGCGTTGATGGGGTGACTGATGAAGATCTGACTGGCCCTGGCGCTGAGTTTTTGCTCGATGCACAGGAAGCGATTATCGGCGCGGGCCGGTTGTTTGGGTTCAGCCCAGAGGATGCGGGCATTGATCTCAATGCTATATCTGACCAGCAATCACTCCGCTCTGCGTTTTCCAAGCTCAGCCTTGAGATGACAAAAATTCTGAAAGGCGCTCTGTCGAACAGAGAACTGGGCGTGGCAGAAAAAGCCACTGCAAACTTTGGTAATACTCCAGAAGCAAACCGCATGATCCTGCTTACCCAACTGGCGGCATCAGAAAAGTTGCAATTCCTTGAGAGTGAGGCTTACCGGTACATCTACGGTGATGAGCAAAACAAGGGCAACGGCAACCTTGGGCCTGGCACCATTGATGGCAAAAAGTACAGCAGTTTCGCCCAGTATCAGCGCGAGATAAAAAACGACAAAGAGTTCATGTTTCGTCGCATGATTCCCAACCTACAACGTGGTGACGTAAGCGCCTTCGTGAAGCTGCTTGGCGGCGAGGATGCTTTGAGCGACGAACTTGCCCAAGCATTGGCCTCACACATTACGGAACTGCAGTCATGAGCGATGAAGCAAGGAACCTCATTAAAAACTTTGTTGAGCAAGACCAGTCGCAATCAACATCTGGTCGGGTGAATTACTTTGGTGGTTTGGCAGAATCAGCCGCCCAGGGTTTGACTTTCGGTTTTGGTGACGAGATCGAGGCGGTGATCCGCAAAGTTGTTTCTCCAGAAAAAACTTATGCAGAAAACCTGAAAGATGCGCGGGCGTCTCTTAAGCAGTTCCAACAGCAGAACCCCGGCAGCGCGATTGCTGCTGAGATCACCGGATCAATACTGCCAACTGCCTTGTCCTTTTTCATCCCTGGTCTTGGCCCAGCGGCAGCAACAACCACCGCTGGCCGCGTCGGTCGGGTGGCAGCGACAAGTGGCGCTCAAAGCGCTTTATATGGTGCGGGAGCTGCAGAAGGCACGCCCACTGAAAGGCTCGACGACGCAGCTTTGGCTGGGGCGATTGGCGCAGTCGCGGGGCCAGTTGTGGATCGCGCGGGCAGAGCTGTTTTGCCGGCGATTTCTGAAACAGCAAAAAAAGCGATTAGGCAGGGCGTACCTTTGACGCCCGGCCAAGCTGTTGGCGAGTCCAACGTGGCTGGTGCCGCTTTACGCCGCCTTGAAGAATCTGCTGGGCGCACAGTTTACGGCATCGGTGACGCCATTGAGGCGGCGCTGAGACGGTCGCAGGAGGGCTTCAATCGCGCTGCCGTTTTGGAAGCCCTAGAGCCGCTTGGTCAAGGCCGACGACTAAAGTCGCGCTTCAAAAACCTTGACGGCGTCAGCTTAATCGACAAAGCGCATCAAACCTTGCAGACCGAATATGGTCGTTTGCTGCCAAAGCTGAAAATTGAAGACGCAACTGAACTGTCAGGCAATATCGCAACCATTTTGAAGGGAGTTGATGAAGACATTTCAAAAGACATTGCTCGACGTGCCAAAAAACATTTGACCTCAAGCATAAGCGGCGGCGGTCTGACTGGCCAAAATATCAAAAAAGCGCAAAGGTTTTTGCGTGAAGACATTAACCGGCTGCGAAACGTTAATCCTACTGATGAGAGCTTGCGTAAAGCAGACGCACTCGATGATCTTCGCGGGGCGCTGATGGATGCGCTCAGGAAGGAAAACCCGACAAACGCTGCAAAGCTGGCAAAACTCGATCAGGCTTATGGCAACTTTGTCGTCATAGAAAATGCCTCAGCCCGCTCTGTCAAAAACGAATTGTTTACGCCTACGGACGTGATGAGCGCGGCGCGGGCTGGGCCTCGGTCGCAAAGGCGTCGGTTCGCACGCGGGCAAGCTCGTATGCAGCGGTTTGGCCGCGAAATGGAAAATTTGATCGGGAGTCGTGTGCCTGACAGTGGCACTGTAAGCCGCTTGGGTTCAGCTCAGTTGATGACTGGTGGTGGTCTCGGCACAGCGCTCTACGATCCGTCACTCGCCCCGGTCGCTGGAGGTGTTCTGGCAACCAACCTAATCGGTGGGCCAGCGGCATATTCACGTCTTGGCGTGCCTGTAGTTCGTAATATTGTTGGCGCAGGGCCATCTGCCGCTAGAGCTGCTGTGCCTGTTTTGGCTGGCACCGATTACAACGCACGGCTGGCAGCGGCTTTGCAAGGTCAGTAGTGGCCCAAAAAAAGCTGCAGAGGTCGAGCGAGTTTGATCGCTATGACCTCGACAACGATGGCGTAGTCACAGACGCAGAAATAGAACGCGCCCGCGAGATACGCGAGACAGAAGACAAAAGTCGCAAGCATCTGGCGCAGCTTAGGCTGGCACGGTTTGCTCTGATGGGTATGGGCGTCTACACGATCTTGCTGTTCATGCCCTTCATACCCGACACCCGCATCAAGTTACTCAGTGAGGTCAGCCCGCTGCTTTACATCTCGTTGAGCGGCGTTGTGGGCGCTTACATGGGCTTCACGCAAATGGGAGACAAAAAGTAATGCTTGGAGTTTTGGCATCCATTCTCGGCAATGGAGACGTTATCAAGAAGGGCATGGATCTCATAGATGATGTCCACAGCTCTGATGAAGAAATGGAGCGTGTGAAGGCGCAGGCCAAGATCGACACGATGGCGGCGTATGCGCCCTTTAAGGTGGCCCAGCGCTATCTGGCCCTGATGTTCACTGCCACCTTTTTGGCGTCCTTCGCGCTGGTGCTGGTGATGACGCTACTGGGCAAAACCAACATCCCTGACATCAAGCAAGTCATAGATGACTTCTATCTCGGTGAAGCGATGCTGACCATCCTGGCCTTCTACTTTGGTGGCGGGATGCTTGAGGGCGTTGTTGGCAAGGTGAAAGCAAAGAAATGAACAAAGACAAGTTGCGTGAAGAGCTGGCTGAGGACGAGGGCTGCAAGTTTGAAATCTACCTCGATCACCTCGGCTTACCGACCTTTGGTATAGGCCACCTGGTCAAAGAAAATGATCCAGAACACGGCCAGCCGGTTGGCACGCCGGTCGATGAGGAGCGGGTGCGCCAGGTGTTCACCTTGGACATAGCTGTGACGATTGAAGACTGCCGCAGCCTTTACAATGACTTCGATGAACTGCCAGAAGAAGCCCAGCTCATCATTGCAAATATGATGTTCAATATGGGCCGTCCGCGTCTCAGCAAATTCGTCGGCATGAAGCGTGAGGTGGATGCCCGCCGGTTCGACGCCGCTGCGGATGAGATGGTCGATTCGCGCTGGCACGACCAGGTGCCAAATCGCGCCAAGCGTTTGGTCAAGCGCATGAGGGATCTTGCCAATGCCTAAGTCACCAGCCTGGACACGCAAGGCTGGCAAGTCGCCGTCTGGCGGTTTGAACCGCAAAGGCCGCGCATCAGCCAAGCGTGCCGGCATGAACCTGAAACCGCCTGTATCTAAGAAGCAGGCCAAGAAGTCGCCCAAGGCGGCAGCACGGCGCAAATCCTTCTGTGCGCGGATGAGTGGCATGAAGAAGAATCTCACCAGCAAGAAGACGGCGCGTGATCCGAATAGTCGTATCAACAAAGCTCTTAGGAAGTGGGATTGCTAAAATGCCAATGGTAGGAAAGAAAAAGTTCCCCTACACAGCCAAGGGGAAGGCGATGGCCAAGAAGGCTGCAAAAAAGGCTGGCAAGAAGAAGGCCGCACGCAGCAAGGGCCGCATGGGTGGCCGTAGCTACAGCCGCGTCTGAGGTGCGCCATGCCCCCTAAGAAAAAGTCTGGTGGCCCCAAGCCGACCAACCCCAAGCTGTACGCCACTGTGAAAGCTGCGGCCAAGCGCAAGTTCGATGTCTATCCATCGGCTTATGCCAATGCCTGGCTGGTGCGTGAATACAAAAAGCGTGGCGGCAAGTATCGAGGCAAAAAGCCATGAGCCTGAAGAAGTGGTTCAAGCAGGACTGGGTAGACATTAGCGCCCCAAAGAAGGGCGGTGGCTTCCAGAAGTGTGGCAGATCCTCAGCCTCAAAAAGCAAGCGAGGCTACCCCAAATGCGTGCCGGCAGCGAAAGCTGCCCGCATGACAAAGGCTGAAAGAACATCAGCCGTGCGCCGCAAGCGATCACGCCGCCAGGGCGTGGGCGGCAAACCCACCAACGTCGCAACCTTTACCCGCTGACCGTACCCGACCGTACCTAACCGTACCTTTTTCTGGCGTATGCTGGTTCACTGTGCTACCCATTTTGATAGCAAAAACGGCGGTTTTTCACGGATTTCAACGGAACAGCTACAGGTTTAAGCGGCTTTGCAAGCAGGAGGTCGTCGGTTCGATCCCGTCTGGCTCCACCATACCCTTCCCCCTGTATTCGTTGAATAAATAGCCGTCTGGGCCTGCGCCTAGATGGCTGTTTTTTTGGTGACCGTACCGAAAACCGTACCTTTTTTGTGTTTAATGCTTGTCGTTGAACGATAAGCGCCTTATATTGAGAGGGTAAGAAAAAAACAGGGAGACAGACAATGACCAAAGCTCGCGACGTTATCAGCACCAAAGGCCCGGTAGCTACTGTTTACCGCTGCGGCACTTGCAAGGCTGTTCTTCACACTGCCAAGGCTGGATCCCGCTCTTATGCGGACTATGGCAAGGCCGTCGGCATCCGCGCCAAGCACACTTGCAAGGCGGCGGCCTAACGGCCCCGCCCAACAGGGAGATAATCATGGCTAAAACAAAGTGGCTTTTGCCGGTACGTCAGCGCAAAGACGCAGGCACCTGGTTCATCGACGGACGCAAAATCGGCCTGTCACAGAAATATGTGCCAGAAGGTATGCAGTTCTGGACAGAAGAAGAAGCTGGCCAGGCTGCGAATCATCTGTGGTCAGATCACAATCGCGGTCTGGTCGTCAAAGCTGATCCGGTCACCATCGGCCAGGAAGCTGCCGATGACTTCCTGACGTTTGTGAAAGGTCGGGCCAAAATCAATGAAATCCAGTCTACGACGTACAAAGAGACTAAACACAATTTGCGCGTCGGCCTCGAAATCAAGATCGACGGCAAGCCTCTCAAAAAACATGATCTTGGCAAATTGGTTACTCGCACGACGTTCAAAAAAGTTAGATTGGCAATTTTGGACGCCGTGCAAAATGAAGGCAAAAGTGCATCTACTCAGCAGCACCGCGTCAAAGCGTTGAAACACTTTTTCAATTACTGTTGGGAAAATGGATGGGTTACCTTGAACCCAATGGACAAAGTTGAGCTGACCGGCACTAGCGCCCGGCAGAACCGTGCGCCGCGCATCCAGACAGAAACAATCCGATGCCTGATGCGTGACGGCTTTGTCAGTGAGACTCTGGTCAGCCGTGCGATGGTTGCGGTCGCTTTGGCCACTGGGATGCGCCAGGGTGAGCTGCGTGGCCTGCAGTGGCAGGACATCGACTTTGATGCAGAGGAAGTTCGCATTGATCGCGCTGTGAAGAAGGACGGCAAGATTGGCCCACCGAAAACCAAAGCCGGCTTTCGCACCATCGACATTGAACCAAATGCCCTGCAGCTTGTGCGTGAGTGGAGACTGCAGTCACGCCACAGCCGTCCGACAGACTTTGTGTTTGCCACCGCTGCTGGCTTCCCTAAGCAATACAAAACACTGTCTGCGCTGATGGATCGCGCATCGGATCGTGCCGGCATTGAGCGGATGCTGTGGGGCGATATGCGCCACTTCTTTGCCTCAACGCAGCTCAGCAAGCTGGGTGAAGACTGGCCTGAAGTGTCTAGGCAGATGGGGCATGAAGATGAGGCGTTCACAATGCGCCAGTATGGCCATTATGTGAAGAACGCTGAGAAGAAGGCCAAGGTGAAGAACAACATGGCTGAAGCGATCTGGGGCAAATGAGAAGGGGCGCTACCGCGCCCCAACTACAAGATTCAAGAATCGCTGCCACAATGTTGGCGGCGTTTTCTTTTTGCGCCAGTGAGCCTTGATAGCCTCACTCTGACGCGCACGCTGTTCTGGCGTCCACTTCCTGCCCATGATGTCCTCCTGCTAGTCGGTTGATTTCTGCCCGCGGGATGTAAAACTTCGCGCCATCCTGCACTGCCTGGATGATGCCTTGCTCGATCCAGCGCTTCACTCTGCGCCGCTCATTGTCGTTGTATTGACCAAGGAGCAACACGCACGCCTCAGATAACGGCAACAGCGCTTGCCTAGCCATTCTTGGCCTGCTGATAGCTGAAGCCACCTTGCGGGGCTGGTTGCTGAGGTGCAAAGCCGCCCTGAGCTGGCTGTTGAGGCGCTGGCTGCTGCGGTGCTGGCTGCTGAGGTGCAAAGCCCTGCGGTGCTGGCTGTTCCTGAGCCGGCTGTTGCTGGCTCTGATATGGATCAAGCACGTCATTAAACATCTTGGCCTTGGTCACGTCCTCATAGCGGTCGTTGACCTTCTTCTGCATCGAGAAGCCTGGGCGCTGGTTGGTTGCATGATAGTGCGCCATCACGGCTTCCAGCAGCGCTGGATCTGTGATGTTCAGCCAGCAGCTCATGCTAACGCGATCAGATACACTGAACCCGCTCACAAGCTGCAGCTTGCCGTTCTTGAAGTCAGGTGCCGCCATTTTTGATCTCCTCTTGTCTCTCTAGCCACACATTGTAAAGACGCTGAAATGCGTCCGGATCTTCATTTTGCAGCCGCGTGATCTCAGCCGCGTTGTCTTGATTCCACTGGTTCAAAGCCACTAAGGTCTTCTTGCTTTTGATCTCAGCCTCAAGATTTTCGTTGATGGTTGTGTCGTTCCGCTTTGCAGCGGTCAGCTCATTAGCGCTGGCAATCTGCCCGCCATGTAAGCCAAGGCAGGCCAAAGCACGGCCCCAGGCGCTTGTCTCGCAGTTCTCAATGGCGCTGGTGCGGTTCACATTGCTGCTGCCGCGTATTTCCTCAGCATAACCGGTAGCGGCTACGGTGCCGTCCTCGCGCCGAATGTAAGCCTTCACGACTACTCGCTGGCCATCGTCCAGCACCAGATCGCTTTCCAAGCTGTACGACTTAAAGTGCTGCCGAAAAACCTCAACGCGGGTGCTGACCTCGGTGTATTTCTTGCCCTTGAGCTGCAGCCCTTGAGCGTTGGCCTGGTTGACGGCCTTCATGGCCTCAATGATGTCATTGCTCATTGAGCGTCTCCAAAAACTCACGACCGGCTGCCGTGATCTGCCAGACGACCTCTTTGCGGCCACGGTCGTTTTTCTCGCGGCGCTGGCTGTCTTCGACCAGCTTCATGCGATCAAGCTCTGTCAGGCGAGGTTTGACGCTGTAGATCCACGCGCCCATTTTCTGGGCCACTTGACTGCCGGTTAGCCCTGCCGGCGCGTCTCTGAGGGCTGTGAGAGCTTTCAGCCGCAGGCCGGTGACTTTCGGGGCCACAAACTCAGCAGCCTCGATTTCAGTGTCTCTGGCGTCTTTGTGGACGTTAGGGCCGGCGCGACCAGGCCATTCAAGTAAATCTTGCTGCACCATCTCAGCCCCCTAACAGTGAAAGAAGGACGACAAAGCACCACAAAGCGAACACGGCAAATACGCAGCCAAACACAACGCCCAGCACTCTCAACGCTTCACGCAAACGGCTGTAAGGACGCAAAGGACGGCCAGCTTCATCGACGTGAAGCCATACAAGGTTTCTGTTCATCTGAACCCCCATGCTGTTTTTGCTTGTTTGAGAACTTCGGGACGGACATCCCAAGCCCAGAAATGGCCGAAATCAGGCTCGACCAGAGTCAGCAGTTCCTCAACGGAATCTGCCTTCTTAAGAAGGTTTTCGCGCACCTGGCACTTCGCGGTGATTTGGTTCAGCGCGGCCTGCATACCCTCGGTGGTGAGGCGGTCGCAGTTGGCGGCGCTAAAGACGCGGTGGCCGGTGGCATTGGCGTAGACGATAAGCTGTGGCTTGCCAGTGGCAGACCAGTAGCCGGCGACCTGGCAGACGTGCGACCAGTCTGGCTGTTGTGGCAGGCTTGCGGCAGACTTGCCTGACTTGGCTTTTGCACTGAAGCGTGACCACTTGGTCTTCAGCTCGACCTGGCCGCTGAAGTCTGGAAACCCACTGTAGGGCAGTTCAAGCCCAGGCAAGCGTGTCAGCACTTCGCTCTCGCCGGTGATGCGGTTCAGCCCCAGTTCACGATGCGCTGCCATCACACCTTCAACGGCGTGTTGCGCCACATCAGCCAGCTCATCGCGGTTAATTGCCGCCTTTTCAGCATCTTTGCCGTGATCCCATTCACGCGGCTGATACTCATCCATTGCGGCCATGCCGTGACGCAACGCTTCCTCAAACGTTATGTCATCGACAAGGTGCTTGTTGGCAATGTCTTGCGTGATTCGACCAGCCGCCATGTTGGCGTTGTCGTCTTTGAAGATCTTGATGATCTGCCTGGCGTATTCTTTATCGCCTACAATTTCGTCTTTAAGTATCTGCCAGCAACGGTTGAGAAGCGGGCGCACGACGCATTTGTCGTAAAAAGTCTTACAGACAGGGCGGGATTCCGGGTTGGAATGATGAAAATAATGTTTTTCAGTGGCCCAGGTGGGCGCAAATGGGAAGGACATAGAAAAACCCCAAGACAATCACCTTGTCTTGAGGCTTAACACGCCTTGTCGTATATCGACAAGCCCTAATATTGTTTTTTATAAACTAGCCAGTTTTGACTGGTCTACATATCGGACGCCCAGAAGGTCTGGCCTGCGAATTATTGAGATGACAGGGCAGGCCCACTTGAGCTTTATGTTTTCAGCATTGTTAATACCTTCAGCCGAATTTGCGTAAATTGTATATACGTTGCCAGGCTGTGGGTAAAGCAATCCCCACATCAATTCATTGGTCTCCGTAAGCGCATAACAGGGGTGCTGGATGCACTCTTTTGACACCTCGCCACGATTGGCAGGCCCAAAGTCGATGATTTCAAGCTGACCGTCCCACATCTCAAAGTGCCACGGTTTCTCTGGGCCAAGCTGAGCGCGGATACAGGCTGTTTCCTTTGCATAATACTGATTGATATAAACCACCTTATCGTCGGCGCTTTCATAGACGAGATAAGGCTGTTGCTTGTCGTTCAACCGCCAATCCGCAAGCAGCTTGATAGGCTTTGTAGCAAACATTATTTCTTCGGGCAGACAGCCCAAAATCTTAGCGTAGTCTTCCGCATCACGCAGAGTGATGTTGGTATGGCCATTAACCTGACGCGACAAGTTCTCAGGCGTGATGCCCTTCAAAGCGGCTACCTCGCGCTTGGTCATGTTCGCGGCGCGGATCATATGTTCAAGGTTGTTCTGCATCACTAACATGGTAAATACCCTGTCTCTCAATGATAAGATAAATCATCAATAAGCCACCTTGTCACTGAACGTCAAGCACGTTAATGTCTGCTGCATGACTTTAGATGAATGGCGAAATCAACAGGGTTGGTCGAAATCGCTGCTGGCGCGTCAGCTTGGTGTGCCACAGACCATCACTGTCACGCGCTGGTGCCACCCCCTCGATGACCCGAGGCGGTCTGTGCCAAACCCAGATTATATGCAGCGCATCATCAACCTGACTGGCGGGAAGGTCACACCAAACGACTTCTTCCCGATGCAGCCTGATGGGTAAGGCGTCACGCGACAAAGGCTACAGGGCCGAGAACAGCATCCGTAAGAAGCTGGAAGCCAACGGCCTGGATTGCTACCGCGTCCCGCTATCGGGTGGTGCTGCCATCAAGAACGACCTGGTGATCCGCAAGGGTGACCCGCTGCCGGTTGACCAGTGGGAGCTAGAGGTCAAGTGCCGCTCCAACGGATTCAAGCAGATTTACGACTGGATGGAAGGCGCTGATGCGCTGGTGCTGAAGGCTGACCGCAAGCCTGAGCTGGTGGTGCTTGACCTGGATGACTTCTGCCTGCTGCTGCGGGGCCAAGATGGTGATAGCGATGCTGGCTCACGTTGATCTGTGTTCAGGCATCGGCGGCTTCGCGTTGGGCTTTCAATGGGCTGGCCTGTCACGGCCAGTGTTGTTCTGCGACATCGAGGCATGGAGCCGTCAGGTGCTGGCCAAGCATTGGCCTGATGTGCCGATTGCAGAAGACGTAAAGGAGTTAGCCAGTGACCCAAGACGACTTGTTCCAGACTGCGACATCCTCACAGCAGGATACCCATGCCAGCCATTTAGTCAGGCCGGGGTCCGACGAGGCGAGGAAGATGACCGTCACATCTGGCCGGAAATATTTAACATTGTGCAAACAAAGCGGCCGGCTTGGTGCGTTTTCGAGAATGTTTCTGGACACATCAGTCTGGGCCTCGACCAAGTGCTATCTGACTTGGAAAGTAAAGGCTACGCCGTCCAACCATTTGTTGTTCCAGCTTGCGCCGTCGATGCCCCGCACAGACGAGACAGAGTCTGGATTGTGGGCCACGCCGACAGCAGCGATATCTCAAGGCACAACAAGGCCATCGAGCAAGGGTGGGGGCAGCAGGGACTTGCGGCAGGATGTCAGGATGTGGCCAACGCCAGACGTGAGGGGCTTCACCAATCAGGGTGCCTTAGAAATGTTGAGCCAAAAGCTGAACAGCAATCAAGAGTTCAATGGGATGACACATCGGGCGGGACGGAAAAAGAAAAGCAAGATGTGGCCGACACCGACAGCCAACGAGGATGCGGCGGGGACGCCGAGAGGCAAGATGCAAGCGATGCTGGGCAATCATCCAGATGTCAGAGGCACGACGCCGGAAGAATGGGCGCAGGGGTCACTCAACCCAGCATGGGTGGAACATTATCTGATGGGCTATCCGCGTGGATGGACGAACCTAGAGACATCCCAAGAGTAGCAACCGGCGTGAAGCAAAGGGCAGCACGGCTCAAGGGGCTGGGCAACGCCATCGTGCCGCAAATCGCCATGCAGATCGGCCTGACGATCAAGGCGGTCGAAAATGGCTAGGGGCTTCAGCACCATGCTGGCGCGGAAGATCCGCATCTCAACGGTGCCAGGTGAATGGCGTGAGGTGCTGGAGTGCGAACACTGCGATGCTCAGGGCGAGTGCGAGGTCGAGATTGCTGTGCCGGATTATATGCGCGGCGGTGATCTAACCACCGGTCATGGCCAGTGTCCGGTCTGCGAGGGCAGGGGCTATGTCGAGCTGCCGGAAGATGAAGACGATGAATAGCTTTGGCCTGCAAGCCGGCATGAAGCTCATCGGCGTCAATGATCGCGGCGACCGGCAGAAAGATGACTTTTACGCCACGCCTGCCGCAAGCACAGAAGCCTTGCTGTCCGTTGAAAAGTTTGACGGCAGGATCTGGGAGCCGTGCTGTGGGCAGGGGCATATATCGGAAGTCCTGTCTGCTGCAGGCTACGAGGTGCAAAGCACAGATCTGGTTGATCGCGGCTATGGCACGCCTCGCGTGGACTTCCTGATGGAGACGCAGGGCTGCGAGAACATCGTGACCAACCCGCCCTACGGTAAGCTGGCGTTGCCCATGGTGGCCAATGCCACACAGTTGGCCAGCCGCAAGGTGGCCATGCTGTTGAAGCTGCAGTTTCTTGAAGGTGTAGAACGCAAAGCCTTCTTTGCTCACACGCCGCCGGCAAGAGTTCACGTTTTTTCAAGCCGGCAAAGCCTAATGAAGAACGGCGACGATTACAGCGACGGCCCAGGCGGCATGATGGCGCTGGCCTGGTTTGTTTGGGAGCGGGGGCATCGTGGCGACACGGTGGTCAAATGGCTGTGACCAAGGATGAGGCACTGGCAGATGCAGATCGTGAGATCAGCCAGTGCGCCGCCATCAGTCCAGGTATTTCCCCAGCATAGATTCAAACCATCGGGCGCTGCCGGAGTGGCTACAGGGCCAGCCCGGCACGCTCACAATCGGCTATCTGCAAGAGCAACTAGCCAATCAAATACAGGGAGAAATCAATGAACACTCATATCAGGGGCAAGTGCTGTGTCTGCGAAAAGCCGGCTGACGCGATCTTTGAAAAGCTCTACTGCGCGGGCTGCGGACTCAAAAGACAACTGCATGGCGTGCGGGCAGACACATTGGATCAGCCAAGGGACGTGGGTCATCCTCGCAAGCGGCCACTTCATCTGCGCCAGAGAGCAATGCCACCTAGCCATCAGAGCGCAGCAGGATGATTGAGCCAGGCGATGGAACGATGGGAAAGCGGGAGAAGCT